CGTGTACCTCGACTCTGATGCCTGCGTCTCTGACCATCTCTATGGTGTCGGACTCCTGTATCTTTTTGATACGCGCAGCCACACCTGAAGCTGTCACCTGCACAGCCAGAACCTCATTCTTGCGTACGGCTAGCAAGTCACACCATCCCCACAAGTCTTGCCGTATACGGGCATGAGGGTTCCAGTGCTCGACGATAGCCACGAGGTAGCCCTGCTCACGAAGGTAAGCAAGGCTGCGCTGTGTAGGTGACAGACTAGCAGCCATTCAATATTCTCCAGGCTGTTGCGGCGCAGAGTGGGACTTGTCCATTTCCAATGGCTTTAAGTCTGTCCACCCTAGCGGCCACCCCATCAGCCACTCGACCCACATCGGGTTCAGAGTTCCACCAATCGAACGACCCAATTCTTGCTGGACTGCGTTTGGAAGTTGCCCCATTTGTGCCCGTTTTCCCTCGCCGATCTTGCGTTGAGTCGTCTCGAAACCGTTGGCTCCCTTGTAGTCCCGAGCCGCTGGAGTGGGCCACAAGCCAGAACCTATCCCGTTGGTGGGGCGCACCGACATCGGCAGCTCCCATAACAGTCCATCGCGAGTCATACCCGAGCGCGGCAAGATCGCCAACGACTCTGGTTCCTCCGAGAGAAGTGAGCATTGGGCTGTTCTCCACGAAGACGAAGCGTGGTCGTACTTCGCCAACCACCCGCGCCATTTCTCGCCACATTCCTGATCGCTCTCCGTCGAGTCCGTCACCATTGATGTTGGCAATGGAGATATCTTGACAGGGAAAGCCGCCAGATACGACATCAACAATGCCTCTCCACGGTCTTCCGTCAAAGGTTTGAATGTCATCCCAAATCGGGAAAGCCGGGAGAAGGCCATCGTTTTGTCTGGCGCACAGTACGCTTGCTGGGTAGGGTTCCCATTCAACGGCGCAGACGGTTCTCCACCCGAGGAGCTTGCCCCCGAGTATTCCTCCACCAGCGCCTGCGAAAAGAGCCAGCTCATTCACGTTTCTGACTAGAACGGGATGTCGTTGTCGTCACGGCGCTTGCTGCGGTAAGCAGGCTCAACCTCACGAGGCCCAGACGAAGCTGCTTCCTCGCGCTTCTTGCGTGCCCAGGTATCTTCGTTGAGAGAGATCAGGTTGTAGCCCTTGCTGGTCTTGCGAATCCAGGCAGAGAGCTTGAGCTTGTCTCCAGCCTTGTAGTCCATCTCAAGCATGACGTAGCCTTTGTACTCCGGATGCTTCTCGGACTGGCGCTCTACTTCGTAGTACATGACGCCACGGCCTGCACGATCTTCATAGTTGCTGTTCATAAGACTTTCCTTTTATCAGGTGGTAACGGGCAAATTCCTTGCCGTTGCTGTTGATGGTTTCGGTAACGATGTTGTGTCCTGCCTTGCGGAACTCTTCTATCCTGGCTGCAAGACGGAAGCACGAGAACTTGTCCAGTGCTTCCACAGCGGTGAGTGTGTTGCCTTGCAGCAGATGGTTCAGGATTAGGTTTCGCTGGGTTCCTCTTGTTGAGGCAGGACTGAGTGGGACTTTGGGTCGATGAATCCTCCTACTTTTGCGATGGCAGAGCGCAGCCTGACCAGTGAAGTGGAGTTCATCTTCTTGAGTTGATCTCCGTTGACGATCTTCAAGTCTTCCAGCTTGACCTTCTTCTGCTCATCTGTGAACTTGGCAGAGTTGGAGATACGCCCGATCATGTCTGCGTATCCTTCTATCCAGTCAGCCTCATCTGCAAAGTGAGAGTAAGGTTCTTCCTGGCTAGGGATGAACAGTGGCACAGAGTTGTCAGGCGGCAGCGGGTCTTCTATCGTCACCGTGACCTTGCCGCTTTCCACAACCTCTACCATGCCCATGTCTTTCACACTGGGCGGTTTGGACACTTTGGATGCTTTGGACGAGGGGTCATCCTTGAAGTCCTCGACCTCCTCAGGTGTGTAGACACCCACCACACAACCTGGGTAGACGGTGCGGATACCTTCAGAGATCACCCGTGCACGCAACATAGCGCGGGGATAGTTGCGCCAGTTGTCCTTGCCTGTGAGTCCGATCTTGGTGGCCTGCGCGAAAGTCCAGGTGATGGTCACAGTGCCACCTTGAGGGTGTGAGAACTCGCCTGTGACTTCTGCATCCTCGTAGACCTTCCACACCACCTTCCCGCCTGAGGACTGGAACCTAGCGAGCATGGCATCGGCCTTGAGGGCCGGCCTGCCCTGGATGACGTGGTAGTCCCGTGCTGCGATAGCTGGGTGCATACCCTCAGCCTGTGCGATAAGCATCAGAGCTACACCCTGCTCAGGTGTCTTGATGCCGAATAGACCGCTCTTGGCTACTGCTGTGGCCATGCGCTCTATGTCTGCGACTGGAACGATATTGCTCATGTTGTGAACCTCACTCATTTGATTAGGAAGCGTCTGCTTCCGGGGACTTCAACCTCGAACTGTTTATAGATGTCCGGCATGGAGGTCTTAAACAGCTCTGCGTTGAACTTGATAGACGGCTTGGCAGACTTCCAGGTGGCTAGCACCTTGCCGTCAAAGGTAGACAAGCTATCGTGTGTACCCATGTACTTCTGGATATGCGTCTTGCAAGCCTCTTCCTGAGCCTCTAGGCGCTTGAGTTCACCCTTGATGTAGGACAGCTCGTCACACCAGCCTTCTATAGCCTTGTTGGCTACACGGGTCATGGCTTCTGACACCGGGAACATGGCTTTGAGTTCGTCTGTGGACTGAGGGTCAGCCTGTGTACCTGTCTGTACATGGCCCCAGAGAACTGCCATCTTCTGGATTAGCTCGTCCTTCTCGGCATCCTCCACCAGCTTAGGAATGAGGACAAACTCCTGACCACCAAATAGGACAGCCAGATATATCTTGCGGATACCCAGTACGGCTGCTTCGTGGACGAGTTGAGCAGCATCAGCAGCAGGCATGATTCCGCTTTCGTCAAACTTATTGCGAACAGCAGCGTTGTAGTTCTTAGCTTCCACAAGAATCGGCTCACCATTTTCTGTGCCTGCGAAGTCGAAGTGAGAGCGGAACCAGTCATGCTTAGGATGTGTGCGGAACTCTTCTATCTTGTTGAGTTCCACCTTGAGCTTGTTCTGAGCCAGACGCCCGATCACAGGCTCCATGACGTGACCCATCTGCACAGCTTCTACGTTGGACAGATCAGGTGGTGGTAGCTTTCCTTGCTTTATGAGGATGACCTCGTTAGCGTGGCCTGATGCTGCACGCCTGGTGTCAGAAGCCCACCAGGCAGAGTTACGCACCTCTGGTGCAAAGTCATTACTCATGTCTTCTCTCCTCTTGCTCTGATGGCTGCGGCGCATTCTTTTGGCCCCGCCGGGATGATCCAAATATCTACATGGGCATCACACACCTTCGCACACGCCTCACGCTCAGCAGCGGCAACGAGGGCAGCGAAGTGCTGTATCTGCTCCAGGGTTATCAGCCTGAAGTCAAAAGGGTTGTCGTTGGGACAGGCAATGACTGACTCTTGAGCCATCGCGATGATGTCGTCGCGGGTCACAGCACATCCTCCTGCTCGTCAGGCTCAGGAGGTGAGCCAGGGTTGTATTCCCAGTGCTGCGCGGAGATACCGCACGCAGTGGGTGCAACGCTCATACGCTGAGAGAAGGCCAGGGGAAAGCGTTTGTGGCCGCTGACGGGGTGTATCCACCCAGCGTCAGGGAAGTTGCAGGAACCATCTTCCTGCGTGTGGGTGAAGGGCCGAAAGTGTCGGCAGTCTGAGCACAGCTTCATGAGAACCTCTCATCTAGTGGGTTAGGAATTACAAGGTTATGTGATTAGGTGCTAAGTGTCAAGCATCTTCGCCTCCCATAGTTTTGCGTCTTTGCCACACTTGCCGCGAGTTCTCTCGTCTATGCAAGTACCTATCCCTCTGAAGCCCTTGTGTATGCCTATCTTGCACAGCATCACCGTACACGCACCGCTATAGCGGTGGTCTACGAAGGATTGGTAGTGCGTGCACGTCAAGCACTTTTGCTTCTGCTGGGGCCATTCAAACTTGGGTAGTGTCCACATCACCAGTAATCCAGAGTGCTGCCGTGATGGTGATGGGGTCAATCCTCTGACCCTCGCGTGCTGCGTTTAGTACCTTGTTCGCGTCTGATCTGCTCATGGACAAAGACCTCTCGTAGCCTCTGTGCTTCCAAAAAACGGAAGTAGAACTCTCGCTCTCGCGTGTTTTCGTACTGCTTTCTGAGTTCATCTAGTCTTTCATCTAGGGTTTTAATCACTTCTGGGGCCTTTCAGTTAAGGTCGAGCGGCCTAGCCCCAAGCGACCAGGCCGCGCTCGACTTGCATTTCCTGTGCTTATTTCTTTTCAGACATAGCACAGGCATCCGAACAGTCACCTGTGGATAACTTGTCCACAGGACAAGGACGCTCTCGTTTATCTAGGTTAACGGCTATCTACGCACAGCGTCCTTGACCGCTCCCCTTTTCACTGCCCCGAGGGATGCTCACCCAGGAGACACAAGGAGGATTCACCACGTTTATCTGAGTCTGTCGCGTCTACATTCTCAAGGGCTGGATGAAAGCCCCGGTCAGCTCCACCAACGAAAAAGCCCCTAACTGCTGCTCCTGGTCGAACCCCCAGTAGTGGCTGGGGCAGAAGCATGAGTTAGGGGCCTCATCCGTTGGGTTCGACACCAACGGGGCGAATCTTAGAGCAGGGCGAAAAGGAATGCAAGCACGAAGGCTATTGCCACCCATACCCAGCCCTCATCCACCCGTTTAGGGGGATGGTGCAGGGGACTGGCGTAGTCCGCATCCCTGAATGCTTCTTCCTGCGTGCGCGGGAACCTGCGCGTGGTGGGCCAGTCCTCTTTCACACCAACCTCCTTTCCCGCAGGTAGGCCAGGGATAGCAGGTACATGGCGTGCACCAGGTGCTCCATGTTTTCATCCTCCGGCCCCCACTTGTCTGAATGGTTCAGGATCACGCAGCTGATGCGGAACAGAGCATCTAGCCTCATGCTTTCTGGTGTTTGTTCTCGATTCATTGCCAGACTCCTGCCCAAAACAGGGCAAACGGTAAAAAGATGGACATGGCCAGCAGGAATGCCGCCAGGAAGCCCATACAGGCCCTCCTGCGCTCTTCCACAGCTTCATCAAGGGGTCGGTAGCGGTAACGTGGCATAACGGCTCCAATCGCTTAAAAAGGGGCAGCAGGGGCTTTCGAGGGATCGAAGGGTTCCCGCTGCGGAGGTTTGTAGGGTTGACCCTTCCATGTAGGGAAGGGCCAGACTGGGGGAGGGTTCTCAGGCTTCAAGATAGTCGGCAATCATGTGCCGCGCAATCTCATGCCAATCCACGTCAGACAGGAAGGCCCGTGCGTAGTCGGCCACCAGGCCTTCACTGCCACCGATGATGATGTCATCAGCCCATTGCTTGAGGTTGTCGGCCAGCTCAGCCGTGTCTACCTCATCATTGCCGTCCAGGAAATATTCCCGAGGGTCGAACCCGTCAAAGACCTCAAGGTTGACCCTCCAGGTTGCGTAGTTCGTCCAGCCGTTGCAGGTTGTGTCGTTCATGGTCACAGACTCCAGGTGATGGTGCGGGATTGCACCCTATAGGGCACCATCAGATGCCCTAGGTGGGTGAAATCTAGCCCCTAAACGTCACGATAAGGGTGGACAGCGTGAGATTGCAGGAACGCATCCCACCAGCAGGGAGCACGTCAGGTGCGTCCAGAGAGTCGGAAAAGGTGGCAAACGCACGCAGCGGCACACTAGGCCCGAGTGCTTCACGCCAGTCGTCCTGCTCACGGTAACCGGGACGGACAAGGACGGGGGTGGGATGAGATAAGGTGTTCATGGTCACAGACTCCGAAGTTAGGGTTAGGCAGGAAGCAGCTTCGCTGCGTTGACTGGATTTATGTAGACGGTAGCGTTCGCAGTCTTACCGCAGAACACGCCAGTCTGCACAATGGCGATACCCTCAGGGATACGCACCATCGGAGCAGCAGCCGGCCCTCCGAAAGCACCAGGTGCAAACTGCTCAGCAGCAGAACTACGCAGAGTCACCAGGTCAACAGCTACGTAGGTAGACCGACTACCGCCATCCCAGTATGTGCCGGACAGACAGACAGTCTCACGTACCTGCAGGGATGCTTCCCGCTTGCGGTAGCTGTTGTCAGCTGCACGCACGATACGTGCAAGTTCAGGAGAGGAGGAGAGATTTAATCGCATGGTCACAGACTCCGAAGGTAGGGGTTACAGACAGAAATCACACAAGGTGCTGGCGAACATCACGCCCCAAACCTTGCCGCTGTGTGTGATGCTATAGACGGGTTCCTCCCGGCGGCGCAAGCCGTTCCAAGCGTTGCGAATGTGCTTCACGGCTACGTACTGACCTGCCTCAAGGTCAGACTCACCATCTAAGGTGTAAACGTTCATCGCAACCTTGGCTGTGCGGAACAGCTGGTATTTGCCGGGATGAGACGCAAAATCAGAGTGATCGAAACGTTGCATGGTCACAGACTCCATCTAGTTGCCCTATCAAGTGATAAGGTGACATGATGATAGGATGAGTACTGCGAGAGTGTCAAGTGCTTGTGTAAAGACCCTGCTCTTTAGTACACTATACGTAAGGCTCTGTACAATAAGTGTATTGAGTATGTTCCCTTTATGTACTCAAGAGACTGCACGGATTGAATGGGAGTGAGAGTGATTCTCACTTACCGTGCTCCGGGCCACTGCAATATTGGGGCCAGGGCCACCATCCCTGTTCAGACCACGCGGGGAGTGGGCGTGTGCATGAGTAGGCACGGCAGGGTTCGGGACTGGTCACCATCCCTGTGTTGCGCAGCAGACACACAAAGAGAGTCCAGGCAGTTGGGTCGGAGGGTTGGGTTTGGCGTGACCCCAACATCTCTCCTTCCCAAAAAAAAAGTACATTTATGGGGCCAACAGCAGTTGGCATCTCTCCTTCGATTAGGGCTACCTTGCGTAGCCCTTTTTTTGTTCGTATGATGTGGTTACTTGTAGAGGGTTAGAGATGACGATAACTGCGATAGAGGTCAGCAAGGGTGTTGATCTTCCCAAGCCTCGTGTGGTGTTTGCGTACCCGTATGGGGAGATGGATGTGGGGGACTCGTTTGTGGTGCCTGTGGAGCACAGGGCCAAGGTGTTGAATGCGAATTACAGGGCTGGGAAGCGGTTGGGTCAGAAGTTTGTGGCCAGGAGTGAGGGTGAGATGCTGAGGGTATGGAGGGTGGAATAGGAGGCGGGAATGAACGCTGACAGGTTGTGGATGGAAGAGGATGAGTTGAGGGCTGAGCTGGAGGTGATGGATGCTCGCCTGTTTATGGCCTCTATGCTGGTCAGGCAGTTGATGGACAGGATTGAGGATGCAGCCAGGGACGGATACATATCGGGATATTCAGATGCAGCTTTACGAATCTCGGGTGCGGCTGCAGCGGGAAACCAGGGCTGCGCTACTGTGCATTAGGAAGTCGCAGAAGATTAAGTTGGTGAATAGGTGGAAACGGGAGTACCCGCCCATCGTGTGGGAAGAGTTGTTGAGGGTTGCCCGTAACAGGAGGGTGGCGCTGGCAATAGCGGATTGGGTATTGGAAAAGCCTTAATGAAATTTGATTTAGCCAAGTTCTACAGCTTTTGCTCTGAACTCAAGATTGAGACTAAGGAGCAGGGTTTGCGGAAGATGGACAATCTTCTGGGCACTCAGACATATGTGATGGATGAGATTGCAAAAGGATTGGCTGAGGATGTGCACTTCTTTGTGATCTTGAAGGGTCGGCAGCTTGGGATTACGACTATCTCCCTAGCCCTAGACCTTTATTGGCATTTCACGCATCCGGGTTTGCAGGGGACGCTGACGACGGATACGGAAGAGAACAGGGATATGTTCAGGACTACGCTGTCCATGTACATGGATGGCTTGCCCAAGGAGTTCAAGATTCCGGCAATAGGGCACAACAGGAACCAGTTGTCCCTCAAGAACAGAAGTCGCCTGTTCTATCAGGTCGCAGGTCTGAGAGCCAAAGGTTCACTGGGCCGTGGCAAGGCCATAACCTACCTTCACGGCACGGAGACAAGCTCCTGGGGTGACGAGGAAGGTCTGGCGTCACTGTTGGCTTCCCTAGCCGAGAACAATCCTGACCGGCTGTACTTGTTTGAATCCACAGCCCGTGGGTTCAATATGTTCCACGATATGTACAAGACCGCGCAGAGGGCCAAGACGCAGCGTGCGATCTTCTGCGGCTGGTGGCGTAACGAGTTCTACAGCGTGGATGCCAAGAGCAACATCTATAAGGTGTACTGGGATGGCAAGCTGACGCCTGAAGAGAAGGAGTGGCACAAGGACATCAAGCGCCTGTACAACTTTGAGATCAATTCCCGGCAGATGGCCTGGTGGCGCTGGAAGATGCACGAGGGCATCAAGGACGAGGCGCTCATGTACCAGGAGTTCCCACCTACGGAGGACTATGCCTTCGTGATGACAGGCACCTCCTTCTTCTCCACATCCCGGTGTACAGAAGCAGCCAAGGCTTCCAAGCTCCTAGTGCCCGACAACTACCGCTATGCCTTCGGTTCTCTCTTTCAGGACACGGAAGTCCTCAAGAGCACGGAGCGGT